CTTTCAGGACAGCCACCGCCACAACACCGAGGTCACCGTTGCGGGGACCACGTTCGCCCGCACCCTGGAGTTCCTGAACGCCACCAACTCCAGCAATATCGACGTGTACGAGGTCCAGTTCATCCCAGACGCGCAGTACTCGGTTCGTCTGGTGGGCTCGAACAACAATATCTTCGATGTGGAGAACGGGATCCTCGTGCAGAATCAGGTGCAGGTGATCCCGACCAACTCAGCCGGTCTCATCGTGACAGAGGGATCGGGCTCCACTGGTCTGACCCTGGGAGAATTCCTTGCACTCAAGTGAGGTAGCTTGACCAAACAGAAGTGTCTCATGCTGGGAACAGGGCACAAGAAGCCCGCTCGCCAGTTGTTTGCCCCCGACTCAGAAACAGACGACATGACGGAGTGGACGACGCTCGACATGAATCCACGCGCCAAGCCGGACGTGGTCTTCGATCTCGACAATCTCCATATCGCCCCGCCGGTTCCTGTCAGCAGCACAGGTATACCGAAGAACCAGCTTCCATTCGAAAGCGAGAGGTTCCACGAGATCCACGCGTACGAAGTGCTTGAGCACATCGGTCGCCAGGGCGACTACAAGGGCTTCTTTCGCGAGTTTAGAGAGTACTGGCGAGTGCTCAAGCCCGGAGGCTGGATGATCGGAACCTGCCCTACCCTTGAGGACTGGGGCTTGGACGAGCCAGGGCATACCCGGCTCATCACCGGCAAGACTCTCGGCTTTCTGACTCCTGGCATCTACAACCTCGGCAACTCGCCGGCCTCTGACTACAGAGAGTACGTAAGACCCTACTGGTGGAGGCTGCTGCACAACGAAGTGCGAACGATCACCGTCAAAGGCGGCAAGACTTTCACGCGCTTCTACTTTGGGCTCAAGAAAGATGGAACTCCAGATAGAGACGACTAGCACCTGCAACGCTGCTTGCCACTTCTGTGTTTATCCGACCGCTGAGCGCTGGGGTGGGCTGATGGACATGGATCTGTTCCGAAAGATCGTGGACGAGGCGGTGACGATTCAGCACATCAAGACATTCATCCTGCATGGCCTGGGCGAGCCACTTCTCGACCCGAAGCTTGACGACCGCATCTGGTACATCCGTCAGGTGGCGAGGGAAGACTCGATTGTCCAGATCTTCACGAATGGTGTCTACCTGACCCCGGATAGATTCGACCGTCTGAAAAAAGTCGGGCTCGACTCTGTCGTGGTCAGCTTGAATGCGGTGCGCTCAGAGCAGCACGAAGAGATCATGGGTCTCAAGGGGAAGTTCGATCAGGTCTGCTCTAATATCGAGAACGCTATTAGCCAGGGCGGGCCACGCATCGATGTCAGGGCGGTCCTGAACGAAGACCAGTTCAACGGAAGAGACGCGATCAGCTTTTACCAGCGTTGGGGCGAGGCCGGCTATAGTGGTCACGGCAAGTGCATCAACGAGGGCAACTGGGCGGGCGACGGAAGGACCATCCGTACGTGGAAGCCGAACGAGGCGTGTAGAAGGGCGCTGGAGTCCATCTACGTTCTCTTCGACGGGCGAGTCACCACATGCTGCTTTGACCCAACCGGAAGGCAGGTCTTTGGCGACCTGTCCAGGCAAACCCTACGTCAGGTGTACGGTTCCGCGAACTATGTGAAGTTCAGGGAGACCCATTACGACAACCGAGCAGACGAGTACGACATCTGTCGGGATTGCACGAGGATCTAGTGGATCTAGTTGAGAAGTACGCGACAGGAGAGAAGCTGAACCTCGGGTGTGGCATGAAGCCTCTACCGGGGTGGCTCAACGTGGACTTCAACGCGTCTGTTCCAGCGGACATCCACTTCGATCTCAGGTACTCGTGGCCGCTTGGGAGCAACCAGTACGATTCTGTCTTGGCGTCGCACACTCTGGAGCATTTTTCTGGAGAGGAACTGTTCCACATCATGTACGAGTGCGGTCGGGTGCTTAAGCCGGGCGGGCACCTCATCGGAATCGTCCCGTACGCTACATGCGAGACCTTCTACGCGAACCCGTTCCATAAGCAGGCGTGGACAGAGCGAACGCCGGCACAGTTTGACAGGCGATTGTACGAGTCGGGTGGCGGGGCATCTTCGCTGCACGCGGATCAGGGCATTCCCCTTCAGCCATGGGACGTGAAGTGCGTCTACCTTAGGCCGTCTATCGAATGGGAAGGCGTCAGCAAAGAAGAGTTCAGGCGGGCTGCGAGACGCTATCTGAACGTAGTGGTGGAGATGTCCTTCGTAATGAAGCTAGTGGAGGAGTGATGACAGTTGAAACCGCACCAGAGGCTAAGCCCCTGGAGGGGATGAGGGCCGCCCTTGTAGTCCCAAGCTACGGGAACACAGACAGTCAATGCGCGAAAGATGTTCGAGTGAGCATGATGAACGCAGCGGTCAAGGGCCTTGAATGGGTTGGCGACATCTCACCAGATCGAATGGGGTACGCGGCTGCTCGCAACACGGCGACCCAACAGTTCATCGAAGCAGGCCCGGACTTCGCTGACGGAATCATGTGGATCGACAACGACATCCGGTGTTCTCCTGCGTCGATTTCCAGGCTGATCTATCAGGCTAAGAGGCTGAAGGCGGACTTTATTTCTGGCGTCTATCACCATCGCGGAGGGAAGTACAAGCCAGTTTTCTACATCTTCAAGGAGGCGAAGAAGGGCGAGCCCAGGGGCAGATTCTATTCGGTTGAGGACTACCCAGAGGACACGCTTGCTCCAGCCGATGCCTGCGGATTCGGCTTTGTTTGGACGAGCAGTAAGCTCATCGACGCAATCGCACGACACCCAGACTTCAATGAGCGTGGGGGCTGGTTCCCAGACAACCGCGACTCTGGCGGCTTCGGAGAAGACCTAAGCTTCTGCTACCAAGCAATGAGATGCGGAATCCAACTCTACGTTGACACTGGCATTCAGCTTGGGCACATGGGCGACCCAGAGGTGATCACGAGGGAGCAGCATCTCAAGGCGCTGGCCGAAAAAGAAAAGCAGGGGATTCCCGAAGTACGGGGACCGAAAGGATGGGGGCTGTGAAGAGACTTGAAGACTACTCGAACCTCAAGCAGTACAAAGAAATGTTGGGCGACATTACGCTTCCAAACGGGAAGAAGGTTCATCAGCACGACTTCTATCGCTGCCATAAGTGCAATCGGATGCTCACACACGAGCAGTATCGAGCATGGCAAGAGTGGGCCAAGGATCAGCCCGCAGAGAAGGAAGGGGAGGTCTTCCTGCATTCGTGCGGCAGCATGAAAATCCAGCCTGCGATGCCCATCAACTCGGAGTGGGTGATGCCGGCAGTTGTCAGGTACACTCTGAAGCTAGTACTGGCTCGTGGGCTGGCTCCGTGGTGCGACGCGCATCATTGCCGCTTCGCGCTGCCAATCATCGAGTTTCTCGTTCGTCCCAAGGAGGCGTGAAATGTCTGACTACAAGCAGAGCGGCAACCGCTACACAGCGATCTACGTCATCGAGTCCAGCAAGGGCGGACAGGATTTCTACAGGCGGAACCCGTTCGATCTCGTTCGGTTCAACGTTGACACCAACCCGTCCGCTCCGCAGGAGATCGTTCCAATCGGACCCGTGAACGCGAATTACGGAACTGGGGACACCCCCATCTCCGAGTCCGACAAGATCTACGAGAAGGTCTGGATCGTGGAGACCGCTCCGTGGCATCCTGGCCGAGGCGGCAAGCAGGACTTCGGTAAGAGCCACACCGACTAGGGCTCTCAGATGAACATCGAGGAACTGCTCATCCGTGAGGAGGGGTTCAAGCCTCACGCGTACAAGGACCACCTCGGCTATTGGACCATCGGCTTTGGCCGAATGGTCGATGAGCGCCGTGGCGGTGGCATCTCCAAGGCAGAGGGGATGTTCCTTCTCATGCAGGACATCGAAAAGATCCGCGCCGAGCTTGACGGAGAGATCCCATGGTGGAGGTTCCTCAACGAGGATCGCAAGGCGGTGGTCATTTCAATGGCGTACCAGATGGGGACCAGCGGCCTTTTCAAGTTCAAGAACACGTTGAAGAACATGCAGAAGGGCGACTACAAGAAGGCCGCGAAGGGAATGAGAGCTTCTCTCTGGGCGCGACAGACTCCCGGTCGCGCCGAGCGTATGGCGAAGGCGATGGAGTCAGGGGGATTCTCATGACGATCAGGAAGCACGCACCGGGAAAGCCAGGATACCCATTCTGCCAGCCGGGAGACGTCTTTTTCGCACGAGGGACAGCCACTTTCGGACGATTGATTCGTTGGGCTGAGCGCTCAAAGAACGAGGATGAGTCCTGGGCCAACCACGTTGGCGGCATCCTCACCCCAGGCTACATGGTCCCTCCGACAGATGATGTCACCTCTCTCGCGACCGCCACGGAGTCCCTGTGGCACGTCGAGGAGAACGTCTGGTGGGAGCGCCACAAGAACGAGCAGGGCTACGCGGTTGCAGTTTTTCGACCGCGTAACTATTCCGGTAACGAAGGCGTCAAGCGTGCAACCGACAACTGGCACAGCCGCCTGGGCGAGAGATACGGCTGGTGGAGGATCGGAACGTTCCTGGGAGAGAAGCTCACGGGTGGGCTGATCCCTTTCTCGAAGCTTCACGTTTCCAAGACCCGTGTCGTGTGCTCGAACCACATTCTGATCGGTCTCGAAGAGGACAACATCAGTGTGAACAACCACGACCCGAACGAGATCGACCCGGACGAGTTCATGGACTACGCCGTCGCCACGGAGGCGACTGAGTGGAAGTTCGTTGGGCAGGCCATCGTTCCCGCAAGGAGAGCAACATGAGAAATCACTGGTACGAAGAGCCACGCTGGGCTCGGGCTTTCTGGGTAGTGCTCATTCTCGCCGTTTGTATGGTGATCGGGGGCACCATCATCGGTTGTGGCTCCTTTCCTCCTGGCGGCGGGCAGCCTCCAGTGGAGCCGACGCCGCCGCCAGTGGATCCTCCGTATTCGGAGTCCTGTCAGGCCTTGATTGACCAGGGACTGCCTTGGTGCCACGTCGAGGGCATGACCTGCGGCGACTGCATCCACAACCCGACGCTCGACCCCAAGCACTGCGAGAAGGCCGCTGACTGCCCCGTGGAGCCCCCTCCTGAGCTTCCTCAGCCTCAGTGCCAGAGCTTCACCGACAGGGGAGGGACGATCCAGCCGTTGGATGACACCTGCGATTGCTGGCTGGGTCATGCTTGGATCGGCTGTCCGGTTCCCGAACCCGGCGTCTGCAAGGACGTCGAGTCCACCCTGGTCCCTTCTACTGGCTGCAGTCAGGTGTTCCGTACCCGCGTCAAGGTGGCTACCACCACCCTGGGCGACCTCACGGGCAACGACCCGCAGGAGAACCTGAAGACGCTCGCTGCCAAGCTGATCGAGCAGAACGAAGGGCTGTGCGCCTTCGGCGGAATCGAAGCGGTGTTCATCCTCCGCAACGACGGTCGCTGGGAAGAGAACCACACAGTCTTCTTTGGTGATGGCGGCTGGACGAACAGCGGCTTCGGGAAGTACGTCGGCTGCCACGTAAACACGGCTCCTCCACCCGTCGATCCTCCACCGGTTGATCCTCCTCCTGGCGATGGCGTCTGCACGGACCCGGATCCAACAGGGCTCCAGTCTGAGTTCAAGATGAAGGAGCACGGACAACTGTGGGACTCAACCTACAGAGTGAAGAGCTTCGAGTACTGCACAGAGGCGGGCTTCACAAACCGAACATGGTGCCCCCTGCGTAACGAGGGCGATCCAGAGCGTCCACCGTGCGAGGCGAAGCATATCGGCGCTCAGCAGTGGTGGTGCGATGGGCAGTCTATCGAACCGAAGGAAGGTAACAGAGCACAAGCGGCCTGCCACGGTCACGTCAAGACCTGTACCGAGGATGGCCGGACATGCGCGGAGGCAGACTGGTGAGCACACATCTGACGGACATGCTGGTAAGGAAGCGGATCCCACTCGGCAGTGGATTGACTCAGGAGGTTCGCCTCTTCAGCGATAGCACGATCCAGAAGCACATCAACGACGCGCTGATGGCTGTCGGCCCTGACAAGAAGGGCGCTGTTCTCAACGTCCGTCTGGACCAAGACAAGGCAGTAGCGGTCATGGCTGCACGCCTGAACAACAACTGGTCCATGGGGCTGATCGTGGAGCGCTCGCACGCTGGGGACTTCTCTGGTGGGGCGCAGGTGGCCTTCGAGTGGTAATCTGGCTAAGCAGGAGGACAACATGAGACTTGCACTGGAAATGCTGTTGGCGTCGGCTGTCGCTTTTGGTGGCACCCTGGGGCCATTGTTCGAAGGTGGCCTGACTGGAGCCGAGTACATGGCGGCTTCCGTGGCGGCTGCAGCTACATCTCTGGCGCTCATCCGTCAGCAGCCACCAAAGGAGCCTCTCGTTCGAGGACACAGAAGAAGTAGCTGATGGGTCGAAGCAAGGCCCGGCGGGAACGTGATCGCAAAGAGAAGACGGCTCGGAAACAGATCGCTACCGAGACACTAAAGAAAGCGAAGAAGAAGGAGAACAGCAATGGGTAGCCCAATCACACAAATGCTTGGCAACGCGGCAGGCGCACAGGCGGGAGCACAGGTGGGAGGCGGTCTAGGCGTAGGTGGTCAGTCTCCAGAATTGGCAGCGTACTGCGCGGCCAACCCGCAGGACACGTCGCTCTGCCCTCCACAGGAGCAGCCACAACCGGACCCAACGCAGGCGCCACCGCCGCAGGAGCAGCCAGTGGCAGTAGCGCCGGACCAGCCGCCACAGAACATCTCCCAGTTTGAAGTCCCTGGTCAGGTTCAGGAGCTTCAGGGCATCGGCGCCCAACTCACCCCAGAGCAGCAACTCCAGGCGAGCATCGGACAGGGCGCTGACAAGTACAATCAGATGATGGGTCCGCAGGGGCTACCCGGCTATGAGGCTTCACAGCCAGGGGCCATTCCAGCCCAAGGTCAAAGCGGCATCGCTGACATGTTGATGAAGCTCCTCGGTGGTCGGTAGATAGGGTGGGCCTCGATGGACACCGCGCAGCAGATCATCGACAGGGTGTTGATTCGCCTTGAGGATCCAGACAACCGATTCTTCGCGACTGCCGATCTTGTTCTTGCCTACAACGACGCGCTCGATGAACTGAGCGAGGCGACAGAGGTCAACGAGAACTACGTCACGATCAAGCGCAGGAAGTGGGCTGCGTACTCCGACCTTCGCGGATATCTCCCGCCTGACGTTCTCCGCATCACTGCAATCTGGAACCCAAGCAGCGAGCGGTGGCTCCACCCAGTCACCGTGCGTGATCTTGACGACACCCTCGGTCGTCAGTGGGAGAACAAGCCTGACAACGAGTCTCGTTGGTGGTGGACGCGTGGCATTTACTTCCTGGGAACCTACCCAGTCCCTGGAACCGACAACAGTCCTCTTCGTATCCACTACGTTTCGCAGCTTCCGCACGTAGAGGAGAAGGGCGGTCTGGTCACAGGCCTGACTGTTGCAGCCAACCTTCCTCCCGATTTCTCGACGGCCATCGAACACTACATGATGTACGCCTTGCTCGTTCAGAAGAAGGAGTCCCAAAAGGCTATGGAGCACTGGGTTAGATACCAGAGCCACGAGGGGGAGCTTAAGGATCTCTCGAAGAACCGAATGAGGAGAGACAAGGTGCCTCGCATGGGCGCCCGCAGGACTCTCAGCGGGATGGGAGTGAGAAGGTAATGGCAGTCAACGTCCAGACACCGATCACGTTCGATGAGTCCACGAACCGAGTGATGCGCCAGTTGGACGACGAGACTGGTGACGTTTGGGCTCGTGACCAGATCCAAGACTTCGTTCAGGACGGCTACGACAAGCTGTGCCGTGAGTCTGAGTGCCTCTTCGACATGGTGATGTTCGACCGCCAGCCGATGACCGGAAACTACACTCGTCCGTTCGAGAGAGAGTACATGACCGACTGGCCGATCCTGAGGCAATTCAACTTCACGAAGGAGTCCGACCGGGACTACCTTAATCAGGGATCACCTTATCCTGTGCCTGGGCCAGCGAACCACACGTCTCCAGACGAGGCCAACTTCTTCACGACCACTGACGAACCAGCAACGAGCACGACCACTTGGTTCTTGCCTGAAGGATTCGCTTCTGTATCACGAGTGACACACGACTGGCTTCGCTTGCAGCCGGAGAACGCTCGCTACCTGAGGAAGAGCCGGAACATTTACCCGACAGAAACCGGAGGTGTTTTTTCTTACAGCCAGGATCAGGACGGGCTCTTCGCCTTCAGAGTCGTCGGGGTTCCAACCGCGACAATCGAGCCGGAGACGATCACTGGACTCTACGGCGGGCTTCGAAGGATCACGTCGTACGACTACGACGAGGAGGTCATTCTCGGAACCTACGGTGGTATCCGTTCGCTTCCGCAGCACTTCATGGCGTCGTCTCAGGAATACGGTGGAATCAAGAGAATCACTCCAGACCAGAACGCAACCAGAGTTGAGTTCTTTCGTTTGGGAGCTTCGCTGTCAGCGCACGCGTTCGAGATCCCGAACCGAGCCGTCAGGTACGTCGAATGGTGGGCGCTCCACCGTGCCTACTCGACCCCAGGCGAGGGGGAAGACAAGACTCTCTCGGATCACTACAGGATGCGCTACGACATGGGTCGGAACAGGATCAAGGAGCGCGTGGCTGATATGTTGAAGGAGCGGGCCTTCGGAATGGGCCAGCGCCGGCTGGGCAAGCTCGACTCGTACTTGGAGCGATTCCCGTCTGACTTCGGATACACGCGTCCCTTCAGGGGGTAGGAAATGGCAATCATCGTTGAAACTTGGATGGCGCAGGACTTGGTGCTTGGGACCGGAGCGGTCGTCAAGACTCACCCAGGAGGTGGGTCGCTCCCCGGCCACGCGATCTCACTCTCCTCGTTCTCGACAGTCGGTGCGGCTGGGACAGGCACGGAGTTCGCCTGGACCGCTCTCCTCAGCATCGACTCTGGTTCCTTCCAGTCCGTAGACGTGACGGTCGCTGGCGCTGAGCTTGGCGACTTCGCCCTCGTGTCGTTCGATCTCGACACAGAGGACATGCAACTCACCGCACAGGTGACCGCAGCAAACACCGTGACCTGCACGTTCTACAACCTGTTCACCCAAGCGGTCGATCTAGGAACAGGCGGCACGCTCAAGGTTCTGGCCTTCAAGACAAGGTAGCCCGATGGGAACTTCCTCTACTGCCGTCGGGATCATCACGTACGGAACTATCACTGGGACAACTCAAGCCACCGTTACCCGTCGTAGGGTCCAGAGCGACAAGGGGTGCCAAGGCGGCAGCACCGTGTGCGGTGACCAGAGGTGCATGGAACTCGTCAACTCCTGGGCTCAGTACAGCGACAGCGCCTTTGCTAACGAAGACCAGCAGACAAAATATGTTGGTAGCTGCCCCGGCCATGCCAGACGGTGGCTCGACCTTGATGACCCAAGGGACTTGCGCTGCGACCAGAGCATCACCTTCCGAAACAGGGCAATTTTCCTCTTCTTGAATGGCTTTGTGTGGCGCGATCAGAACCCCTCCGTCGTCGTCAAGGCGCACGCAATCGCTCCGACGGTTGGGACTCCGAGCCTGAGCGGTGAAGCCGCATTCTCCATTGATGTGGACGGGAACGTCAACCTTGGAACCTTCTCGACCAACGTGAACGTCACGGTCGAGTACAAGAAGCTCTCTGATCCCCTCTCCGCGTGGCTTCCGTGGACATCCTCGTCTCTCTCTGGGACGTCAGAGGTGTCTCAGCCGATCCTGACGACAACGATCACAGGGCTGGTTCCTCAGACAGAGTACGTGTTCAGGCTTCATCTCAACAGGGCTAGCACAACGAATCCGACAAAGGACTTCTACTCGGGTATCGCCAACGCGACAACGGAGGCAGATGCCCCAGACGTTCGTACGACGCCTGCTAGCACTATTCACGGAGGGGCGTTCGGAGTCTCAGACGACGGTGGGGCCAACCTCAACGGCATCGTCACGAGGAACGGCTTTGCGGACGCCGAGTGGAGATTCGCTTGGGACGTTGATTCCGGGGAACCCTACGCGAACGATACGCC